TGTTTTGTTTTTTCATTAACAATTTTAAGTTGACTATCCATAACAACCCATTTTTTTACTTTTTCTATAAATTCAGGTTTTGTTTGTATTTGTTCAATAATATTGTCACTCATGATAATATTATAATAAAGATTATATTTTAGTTCTTATACCGTAATTAATGTTTTTTTGATTTACGTTTTCTTCCACCTTCTTGGACTTGAGCAGCAGGGTTAACCTCTGTACCCTTGGCTATATCATCTATTTTTACAGTATCACTATTGAATTGATTAACATGTATAGCTCCATTAGTCCCAACATGTTGGTTATTCATATCACCAAATACAGTTACACCGTGTTCAGCAGCACCACTACCTCCTGTAAATATTAATTTTTTCATCCAATTTTCTCTGGTTAATTTTTTATCTTTATTTTTACGTTTTCTGGTTCCTTTACCTACAGCACGATTATTTTTTTTATTAGATTTATTTAATTTATTTTTACGACTAAAACGTTTAATTCCCATTATAACTTATAATTATATTTTATTCATACATATATACTTTACTATGTTTTATAAAATTTAATATTTTTAATAGTAAATATAAATTAGCTAAAATAGCTATAAATAAAAAAATATTATAAAAACAGATTATCCATATGTATAAATACATTTCATTATATATTAAATCTCCAATTGGACTTAATACTGCCTTGATATCTTTACGCGAATCTTCGCTATACAAATAATTAATACATGAATCTTTTATATTTTTCATACTTGATATAATACTTATAGTACTGCATTAATAGAATAAATATATTTTAACGCAATTCGTACAATTAATAGAATATATTTGTAGATAAATAATAATAAAGATACCGCTTAAAATAACTATAATGGATAGTATATTAGAAGCGACTGATAATTTTCAATTTAATTCTGTTAAATTATCTAAACCTAAAAGTACAGCAGGTGGTAATTGGTTAATAAAGTTTGGTATAAATAATAACCCTTTTTATTTACAAACCCCAAAATGTAATACTCGTAATGGGTTTTTAAAAGCAGGTAAACGATATTATACAGATTTGGTGTTTTCTAATGATGATGATGTGTTTATTCGATGGATGGAAAATTTGGAAAATATGTGCCATGACCATTTACATGAAAATCGTGCAATATGGTTTGATAGCAAATTAATGTTGGAACGGCATGATATAGAAAATTATTTTACTTCACCTATGAAAATATATAAGACTGGAAAATATTATATTCTACGCGTAAATGTAGAAACCAATTTAGGTGTTCCTACATTAACCATATACGATGAAGCTAATAATAAAGTAGAAATTGATGCTATTACTGATAAACAAGATATTATTAGTATTTTAGAATTTAAAGGTATAAAATGTTCATCTACAAGTTTTCAAATTGATATTGAGATGAAACAAATGGTAACGATAAAACCAGTGAAAATATTCTCAAACTGTGTCATACGCTTACCATCACAAACTGGTGATTCGGCTATTTACAAAGAGGAAGAACAAAATAATTTAGATAAACCAATGTTGAGTTATAACAATAATAATTCAGAAAATACTGATATTGATATTCCTACTTTAGATAAACAGAGTTTAAACCCAGAAAATGAGAATACAGAAAATACTGATATTGATATTCCTACTTTAGAAAATTCGGATGAAATAGGTGTAGGGTCTTTAGACAAAGATATTAATGATACTCAAAACTTAGAAATAGCGATGGTATCTACTGAACCTGAAATAAATGATATAGAGACAGAAACAACTCTTTTAGAAAAACATGATGTAAATATAGATAATCAGGATGAATCAATAAATAATGTAGATGAAAAAAATGACTTACTTGTAGATACAAATGAATTACAAGAATTCAACATAGATTTAGATGATTTAACGGAAGATGTTAACATAAATATTAAAAAAGACAAAGATATATATTATGAAATGTATAGAGAAGCTTGCAGAAAAGCAAAAATCGCGAGAGATTTAGCACTTTCTTCCTATTTAGAAGCAAAACGTATAAAAAATCAATATATGTTAGATGATTTAACAGAAAGTGATGATAGTGATGATAGTGAAAATGAAGAAATGGAAGAAATTTAATAATAAAATAAAAAAGTTTCATTTGTAAGACGTCTCATCACAGATTGTTTAGATAAAATGTTATTTTAGATAAATAATTTATCAACCGTTATTATATAAACAGAATGTTTCGCACAGTCCTCTCAATTTTAAAACAGTCATTTAATGGAATGAAAACATTCTTCACACCTCAAAGAGTTGTGGGAATTCTTGTATTTTTATTATTAGTTTGGTTAATTAACCAAAATTTCAGCAGTAAGATGGCTGTTGCCGAAAAAATGGAAGACGGTACCAAAGATACCGAGAAAAAACCTGAATCTGTAGAAGCCGCCTCTGATGGTTCTGGTAGCACTGCTTCTGGTAGTGGATATGCTACACACGAGGTAGCCAATCCTACCGATTTATTACCCACTGATGAAAATAGTCAATGGTCTGCATTAAATCCTAATGCTGCCAAGCCTGGAGATACCGCTATGCCTGACTTATTGAAGGCTGGTCACCACATTGGATTAGACACAATTGGTCAAACTTTACGCAATGCTAATTTACAACTTCGTTCCGACCCCATTGTCCCCAAAGCCGAGGTTGGTCCATGGAACCAAAGCACCATTGAAACCGATTTTGCTCGTGTTCCCCTTGAGCTTGGTCCCACCAAGTAAATAGTTTACATCCATTAATTCATTATATAGTAATACATAATGAATTTAACGCGTTTATTTAATTTAGTCATGATTAATTTTTAACATTATATATTATATGTTCTACGTTGCCGAATTTCTAAGCGGTGGATTAATCACTGTTTTATTCTCATATGCTTCATCTCTATATAAAAATCATCCTGCATATATAAAAATAATCGCATTTTTATGGGGTATGCCTATATTGTATTTTTATATCTTATTCATTTCTATGTCTATTAGTGAAGAAGCAGCAAAAGACATAACCTATCATGCATTATTTGGTATGGTATGTTCCATATTTATTATGATAACAACACTCGTATTACTTACATATTCATATAAATATAACTACAGTAGTCAATATATTATTGGAATAAATATAGCATACCTATTATTCGTAATTCATATTTATTTATGGTACAAATTATACCAATAATACTGTAACTTTTAATCATGTTATAATATATAAATCATGGATAAATATGAAATTTTAGGATTCTTATTAACAGGCATAGTTATTATTGGTTGTCTATACATATATTTTGATAATTATGGTGCATTTGATTTAAAATGTATTGTATCCACTGTTGATGGTAATGAATATTGTGTACGCGAACGTAATAAATTACAAGAGGCGGCTGATTTATTGGCAAAAATTACTGAAAAATGTAAACAACTGGTTGATTATGTTTATGGTAAATTTCCTGATCAAGAAAATGTTCAACGTTTATATACTAATTTCAATCCTAAAAAGGTTATGGAAACATTACCCACAAGTAAATTTACAGCATATAGTGAAAATAAAGGTGAAAAAATAGCCTTTTGTTTAAATAAAGAAAAACAGGAAAATGAGGTGTTAATTGATGAAAGTACATTAACATTTGTTGCTATACATGAACTCTCACATGTTATGACCAAATCTATTGGGCATAAAACTGAATTTTGGCAAAACTTTAAGTTCTTATTAGAACAAGCAAAGGAAGCTAATATACATAATCCTATTGATTATAAGACTGCCCCCCGCGAGTATTGTGGAATGAAAATACATGATAACCCTTATTATGATGCTTAGACCATCACTTAATGATATCAATATTGCTAATAAAATAATATAAAAATATTTTTTATATTATAGAAAAATAGGTATATAATCTATAAGCATCTGTATATATGGAAGATACAGGCAATATTGAATCTATTATACAATATGAAGAACCCATTCCTACGAAAGACATTATAAAGGTTTGCATTTTAAATGATTCAAATACTATTCAAAAAATGGTTGTGTTTCAAGGAAGTACAAGACCTGTTAGTAGAGATGATGATATATTTAGTGAGTATGAACAATTACAAAATAATGCTACTGATTTTACTATTCAATCGTCCAGTATGCAACTTCATCCAGATGACTCTATTCATATTATTAAAAAAAAGATTTTACATGAACTTGACATGCCATTATTATCATATAGTGAGTTATATTTGTTTTCTAAAAAAAACATTACAATCCATTTGCATCAATTGTATTTAGAAATTACCAAAAATGAAACAGTACCTTTAACAAAACCGATTATTGGACAATTATTAGTCAACCTTGAAATCTTTGATAAAGATACATCTACCTACTTTTCAAATATGGAACAACCAACATACACATTTGCTGAGTTTATGAAAGGATTTGCAAAACATACACATGATATTAATATTTCTATACCCATTGGACGACGTTTTGTAAAATCCAGAGAACTTTTGTATTCAGCAAATCCATTCAATGTATTAAGTAATCCAGAACTTGTATTCCATACTACTAATAAAAATGCATTGTTATCCTTTGAAAACCATTTATTATTATCTTACGGGAATTTGACGAATAATACTTTATATGTCTGTACAGCTGAGTCCGTTTTTAAATATAGTGAGAGACAGTCTATATCAAGTGATTATTTTATACAATTATATTATCCATTATTGTCAAAATTAGAGATATTAACTACTGATGAGTTAATTAAACAAAAGCCTACTTTAATAAAAGATACTAAGAAACTTATGAAACCAAAATTATTCAAAAAATATAGAAATATTGATACCTTTTATAATCTTTATAATAAACAACCTGAAAAACTACCCTATTCTAAAAATGGTATTAATAAATTTCATATGGTTTTGCACCCTATTACAAACATCATATTACCTCTTGAATATATTTTTAAACAAATTCATGCAACTAATGATGTTCCTTATATAAAATATAATTCTGGATTACGTAGAGAACCCATTTATCGTTTATATACCAATACGAGAACCAAAACTGGAAAAAAAATACCACTACTATCACGAACCCAAATTATGTCTTTTTCTAAAAATTTGAATAAGCCAAAACAATTATCTTTTGTTACACAATATACATATGAAAACACAACGGAATATATTTTATTACATGTTACTAACAATGGCGATGTTGTAATAAAGGGTGAGAGTAAACACCCTATTTCTACTTATAAATTAAACATATTATTAATCAATAAAATTAATCCTATCATTTCTCAAATAAACAAAATAATTGAAACATCTGGATATACTATTTCCACATTTAATAGCATATATGATGAACATATTGAAACGGTTAATATTAGTTATATATGTAGTGTTCCTTATACTACCCCTGTAAAATCTACTGAATTAACTACACTTATGTCTAATGTGTTTCATGTGTATGAACCTAACATTAATAAAGGTGCCATATTACGATTTACTCGTGTTGAAAATTACAAAGAAATGACTGCTATTAATAGCATGATTACACAAATATATAAAAATACAAATGAATGGGGTACTGTGCAAAATTATATTATGGAAAATTTTTCATTTACTAATGAAGAAGCTCAACAACATATCACTGATTACTTGAACTCACATATATTATTAAATGGGAATTATATAAATAAAACGGTTGATATTGCGGAAAATCCAGGATTTCCTTGTTTAATTTATATTTCAAATGCATACGCAACACCAGAGTTGACCATTGATATGAGTGAAATTACGTCTATACAATATATTGATGTTATTCATCGGTACGTTGACACATTTTTACGTGTTACTCAATACCCTGATAAATCTTCCATATCTAAGGATAAATTAATGAAAACTATGTCCGAAACAAGTAAGGTTGAAGATGTAACAATACAAGAACCCATTGTCGCGGTTAGCAGCAAGGGTATTTATCCACATTCTCTTCAATCGTCTAATATTACCACACAAATAGATACTGATATTGCAGACAATGAGACGGATACTGATGCCGATGATGATTCTGGTGGTATATTATTTGATGATGATGATGATGATGATGATGATGATGATGATTCTTCTAAAAAAGTAGCAAACGATTCTATTGAAGATAATACATTATTATTTCAAGATGATAATGATAGTGATGGTGATGATGATAATTTATTCGTCGGTGGAACCCGTGTTTTTTTTGATAAAATGAAAAAACTGGAACCAACATTATTCCGTACCAAGAAAGACGGACGATATGATTCTTATGCAAGAGTTTGTCCAAGTCAAAGTAATAGACAACCTGTTATTTTGACCAAAGAAGAGTTAGATGCTATGGATGAAAATTCGTATGAAGTAGCTATGCCATATGGTTCTAATCCAGAAAACCCATATTGGTATGTATGTCCAAGATATTGGTGTTTACAAACCAATAAACCTATGACTGATAAACAAGTTGCAGATGGTGAATGTGGTGGAAAAATTATACCATCAAATGCAAAGAATCCACCACCTGGTCATTATATTTATGAATTTACTGATGAACGTCAACATAAAGATAAGGACAATAATTATCGTCAACATAGACCTGGTTTCTTAGGTGCGAAATCCCACCCCGATAGCTGTTTACCATGCTGCTTTAAAGAAATGAATACAGTACAACAAAATACACGTCGTAAAGAGTGTGGTGTTATAGATAGTGATTTACGCGGAAATCGGGATATTGTTGGAAAATTAATTAACAAGCAAGGAACGATTGACGAGACCAACATTACTGGTGAAAATGATGTTATTACAGATTCAATCACCAGTAATATTGATAAAGTAGTAAAAGAACCCCGAAAAGGTATGAATATATTAGGTCATGATAAATTCCCCATTGATGTATCCAGATGGGGTTTCTTACCATTTTCGGTAGAACTCTTTTTGAGAACAGATAACTCCACATCTGTTACGCAAAATAATCCTGCATTGATACGACAAACTGAAACACCTTTGTTAAGATATGGTGTAGAATATTCACATAATCAATCATTTATTGCTTGTATTGCTGACATATATACATATCATAATAATATCACTACACCTACAATTCCAGAAATGCGAAGAATTATTGCATCACATATTACGTTAGATGTTTATATAAAATTAAATAATGGCTCTATTGTTTCCATATTTCAACCAAAGAAGATATCTGTTAGTGATATTACCGTTGAAAAATATAAAACTACCAAATTTTACAAGAGTTTTACTAATTTGGAAAATGTATCACAAAATAGGTTCTTGAAAGATACAATTGCCTCGTATGAACACTTTTTAAAGTATTTAAATAATAATGACTCCTTTATTGATCATACATATATGTGGGATATTATTAGTTCACCGGATACTGGTATTTTTAAAGATGGTATTAATATTGCATTAATTGAAATCATAGACAATGATATTACCAACAATGTGTCTTTATTATGTCCAACAAATTCATATACATCGAAAATGTTTGACATAACAAAGGGTACTTGTATATTATTAAAACACGACAATATATATGAACCAATATACTTGTATGGTAATACCAAATTATCAAAACACACCAAGAAAAATGCTGTCAAAATATTTTATCAAAAAAATACTCCATCTAATCTATTGAATTTATTTACTATAATTAATAAAAGCACTAATGAGTTTTGTAAACCAAAGTCCAGTATGCCAAATGTTTATGACTATAAAACAAATATATCTGCCGCCGATATTTATACTATTTTACAAGAAAACCGATTCATTGTGGAAAATCAAGTTCGTAATTATAGAGGAAAAACTATTGCATTTATGGTTAAATCCCGTAGTACAGATAATAATGGGTTTTATATACCAACTGCACCATCAAGTAATATTGATAATGTTAATATGATTTTTACAGACGAGGTTAATTGGCAAACATACGAAACTACTCGTGACCGATTAATGCAGATAGCAGATAAATCTCAGGGCAAAATATTATGTAAACCACAATTCAAGGTTATTGAAGATGGGTTGATTGTTGGAATATTCACAGAAACGAATCAATTTATCCAAATAAGTGAACCCGTCCAAGATACTATTGAAGATGGTATTCCTAAGTATCAAGTACATGGTTATAAAGACAATGAATATTATCAAGCTGATAAATCTCTTGCTACGGATACAACAAATGATTCTATACGCACACAAACAATACGAAATATTTCTCTTGAAACTCAATTCTATAAACTTTTCCGTAATAAATTACGTGTATTATTGTCTAATTATAAATATAAAACCATACGCGATGAAATTGACAGTATTATAGAAAATAAACAATACCTATACAATATTAAAATGAAAATGTTGCGTTCCTTTATACAACACACTATGAATCCACACGTTTCTTTTGTAGAATTTGATAAAGATGTATTGGATAAAATAAATGACATGAATGGGCTTATTAACAAAGATGATATTATAGGACTATGTAGTGGAACATCTAACCAATTATGTATACCAAAACAAAATTTAATAAGTGATATTGAGAACGAAGAACTTTATTATACCCGCCTAACAGACGAATTGGTTAGATATAGTCGTATTCGTTTGTTTATATTAGACACTACCAAGTACTTAAATATTGGCGATACTGAATACGTTATAAATGCAGATGAAATATTATATCTATATTCTACACTTCTAACTGAAAATTTTGATGAATTTATTCCAATGCCAACAAATAAATATATACAAAACATTTCTTACGATTTTGCGAATCCTACAACGTCTACTCTTCCATCAAGTAACAATGAAGTTACATTAGAACAACAATATAATAATAATACTAACGCTTCATTAGATGTATTACAAAAAGAATGTGTATCTGTTGTCGGTAATATTATAGTTGATAAGAATAATTGGCATTTAATACTACATGATGGTGCCAAGGAACATGTGATGAATACCTCGGTTCAATGTAGTTTCTACATTATATTGCATATTATGAAAACACATCTGCAACTTGATGAAAATATTTATGATATAAAAAAACGTTTGTGCATTTATTATAAACCAATGATTGAGAACTATTTATTAAAACTGTGTAATATATTTAAGATTCAAGGTAAATCACATGTTAATCTGCTTAAGAAAAAACAAATCAAAATTGATGTTATGATTATGAGTGATGATTATATGTTAACTGCTATTGATTATTGGGTTATTTCTATAAATATGAAATTACCTATTATCTTGTTTCACAGCAATGCATCTTTACCGTTCAATAATAATTTACAATGGTTACGATTATTTGGTAATCCTGAAAATGATGAGTTCTTCTTTATACGAATGATAAGTAATAATCAATATAACTTAATTACACCACCATCTATGATAAGCGATTTGATTGGATTTCAACAATTAATTGAATCTCCATCATATACAGAACATTTCAAAACATTTGATGATTTTATGGATGATTATGAAATTGCTGTACCTAAGTTAAAAATTAAAGCACCTCGTAAGAAAAAAGCATAAATATTTATTTTCAATTCATTATACATTTTTTATGAATAATGAATTAAATATACTTTTATAGTTTTATACAATATGTATTACTTATTACCGGTATTAATTTATATATATTATAACTATCCTGATTATTTATCATTATTACAAAGATTATTTAGAAAATTATTTTTTCCTATTAATTATACTGTTCCAAAATTAGATCAACTTGATTATCCATTACCACCATTTCCAAATACGTGGTATCCAATATGTAGTAGTGATAATATTAAACAAAATAATAAATATGATTTTAAAATTGCATCAAAAAATATTATATTATTTCGTAATGATAAAGGAATTATACAGGGGGTTCCTCGTAATTGTCCTCATATGGGTGTTGATTTAATGTATGGAAATATAGATAATAATTGTATTATATGTCCTATGCATTGTAAAAGAGTTTCTAATAATGTCAATAAAAAAGTATTTCTTGAAGAAACAAATAATATTATATTTATTTGGATAGGAGAACTTGATAATATTACTAAAAAACCACCAATCAAAATGTATCATCTATTTACACAATTAAATAAACAAGATGATTATTTATATTCTTACTTTCAATTTCAACATAAGGTTGGGGGTCATCTAATTGATTATGCTGAACATTTATTAGATGTAAAACATGCACCTTATATACATAATGATACTATTACACCGATTAAGGATGGATTAATTAAATTTAATCATTCTTTTATTACCAGTTTTCATTTAGAACACGGTGGAATTACGCCTGTTTTTACGTATATTACTCCCACATTAGTTAATGTTAAGTATACAGATCTTGCTCAAATATATATAATGTTTATTGTTCATGATATTGGTGATATTGATATGGTTATACTACCTTGCTATACAAAAACCATTAATTACAGCGAATTATTTTTTTCATTTGTATCGGTCTTATATACATATTGCGATTTCGCTGATGAAGCTGCCTTTTTTTCTACAAAAAATCATAATATTAGAAACCTAAATGAAAGTGAAGTTGAAATGGATAACTTTAGATTATGGTTTAATGAAAAATTTTATACAAAAGAACAACAAGATTTGTTTCATTATCTTAAACAAAAAAATAAATTATTAAATAATGAATTAAATAATGAATTAAATAATTGGTAATTTAACATAATTTATATTTTTTACTCTTTGTATTAAGATAACCTATATCTATTAACTCTTTTCCTTTATTAAAATTTAACATACTGTAACCAGATAATGCAGAAGGAGTTACATAATAATAATTTATTTCACCGTAAGGAATTTCACAATTTTGATTTAATTGTGTTATTGGATTGTTATAATTATGTTTTACTACTCGAAATGTTCTCATTATCATCTCTTCTATTGTGTCTATCGCATCGTCATCTTCAATCATTGTATCATATGGAGTTATATAGGTGATGTTTAAATATTCAGGAGAATGTACGATATCTAACAACTCATTACTTAATGTTCCTCCATCTGCATACATGTAACCTTTAAACTGTATTGGGGGGAAAACTACTGGTATTGCAGATGTTGACATTAATAACTTTATTTTATCTTCTGTGTTTAAAGTTGAATCATACTTATATGTATCTAAATTACCTGTGTACAAATTTACTGCTCCTATCATCGTTTCTATTACTGGTTCATTTGACATATTCGCGATAATCGTATTTAATGTTTTATGTAAAGGTTTTGTATTTACCAACGAGTTTCTTGTTATTGGTAGTATTTCATACACATCGTTATTACGAATATTTGAGTACATTATTTCTGCGTTTTTTACTCCTTCATTTATACTTGAATAGTACGATAAAAAACCACAATTCAATCCACCTGCGGAGATTCCGGTATATCTATCATATTTTTTTGGATTTTCACTTATTATTCTTTTTAAAATACCTATTTCCACTGCACCAAATGCACCACCACCGCTAAATGATATTTGTTCTATTCCATGTGAAGTGGTTATTAGTAATAATAATAATAATATTAAACGCATCATATACATTTATACATATACTTTTCAATATACAATATTTTTAATTCACTATTTTTAATTCACTATAGTATTAATTCGTTTTTCATTACTTCATTTTCTTTCCAATACTCACGTGTCATATATCCTTTGATTGAAATATTTTTTATAAAATGTGTATATATATCAATTTTATTTGTAGAATTCTGTACACCATTCCTTATACTATTATTTAAACGATGGTTTATACGGTTGTATGCACTTACCCGTTTTCGTCCAAGATATTTTTTTTCTAATATATCAAGTGTAATCGGAATCTCATATGTTATATGATATAATTCTATTATATTACATTCAAGAGCTACTATTTGAGGTATGTCATCTGCTTTAATATTTTTACCCAATAAATCATCTAACATAAACATACCAAAACCTCCATTCTTTTTATAATCTTTATATAATTCAGTAATATTATCAACTATCATAATATTATAACGTGTTATATTTGATTTTCCTTATTATTTTATTTTCTCATAATCATAGATTAATATCAATTTTATACAGTTTATATATTATTTTTACTCTTCTTACGGGTTTTTCTTTGTTTCTTTGATTTCTTGGACTTCTTGGACTTCTTGGACTTCTTGGACTTCTTTGATTTTTTTCCTCCTGGTCTGACAGGAACAAAACCTGGCAGTGTAAATGGAGAAGTATTACGTTGTTGTTCTTCATTTGTTGGTGGAATACGCATACCAATTTGATGTTTTTTTAACCAATTTACTGCATAATTATAGTCGTCTACCGTTATATAACCAGATTCAGGATTTTCTTTATAAGATAATACATATTGTTTCATGCGTCGTCTCATATTTTCTTCTTCTTTCTCACGTTTTGCACCAAGCCGTTTTGCATGGTTAACATACATATTTATTTTTCGGTCTGGTGTATCAGGAAGAAATTTGTCATGAGGTTGTTCAGGAGTTCCAGGTTGAGTTTCATATTCCAGGTCTAAAGGAAATATTCCTTCACTATCGGCGGAATTTGTTGAACCATTTGTATGTTCTGTTAATGAAGAAGAAGTAGTACTCATTACAATTTAATATATACTATTCTCATAAAATAATCAATAAAAAATTATATATAAGTTGAAATATATCTAATTTTTTGTATTTTTCTAAATTCCCATATCATAATCATCATCACATTCACCTATTTCTGGTACTGTAACATTGGAAATATAATTGGAAATCTCCACATTATCTCTTGAGCACGGTTCACTTGGGTCTTCAAGACTTCCAAACATGGAATTTATCTCGGCATTACGGTCTTTACGAGTGATATCTTCTGTATCCAATGTTTGCATTTTTTCCATGTCTAATACCAAATCAAACATACCTGTACCGAAACTACCTGTTTGTCCCATCATTACACTTCCAGATACACCTCGCATATTATCAAAATTTGCATGTCTTGCTGATTCCAATAATACTTCCGTGTGTACTTCAAATGTAGCCTTAGCAATTGGACCAATATTATCATTTAAAATACCCGACCTAAAGATTGCCACCATATTATGATTTGTTGTCATACGGTCACACAATATACTCAAATGATGATAATTGATGTAAACACCACTGAAATCCATAACCTCCGATAATTCATTAAACAATACTTGGCGAGCAGCTTCAATACCTAATGTATAAAATACTTCCTTTATGTCATTACTGTATGTTCTAACCCAGTCAATATAATCTAATCCAAGAACATCAATTAAATTTGAACCTGTTGTATCTAAAATCCAAATATCCTTTTGAACATATTTTCCATCTTCCTTGGATACCATATTTTGCAACTTTCTCGGTAATACATTCGTTATACCTGGAAGTCCACGTAATACAATTGTATTCAAAATCATTTCTTGGAAATTTCTTAACATATATATTTCGTCTGACTGGTCAAGTGAACTCGCAACACCACGCTTCTTGGCCTTATTTAATACATCACTATTTAAACGAATACGGAATATTAAATTCTTTGCATTATAATCCGAGTATACACATGTAACCTCTTCTCCATAACTATTGTTAATAGCAAAGTTAATATCATCCATAGTAATATTCTTTTCAAATAATGTTTCTGCATTAAATGCAATACGAATGACCCATCTTGATGTTTGTTTTTTATTTCCACTCTCCGCTACAGTGGTTGCATTACATTCCTCTACAATGTCTTCAAACTCGTAATACTGTTTCATAATCAATTCGTCATCTGGCATGACTGTTTCTTTGTCTACTGGGTCAAAACATATTTGGACACCTTTCACAATATCTGCTATCTTTGTATGTTCTAACATATTTGCATAATGTTCTGCTTTATCGCGAGTTGATTCTTCATTCTCGTGTAAAAATACAGTCATGGATGGATTCTTGGGGTTTTTAGTCAATCGTAAAATTTCTTCAATACGAGGAACACCGCGAGTAACATTAGATTTTGATGCTACACCACTTAAGTGAAATGTATTCAACGTTAATTGGGTGGTTGGTTCACCAATAGATTGACCAGCAATAACACCTACCATTTCACCAGGATGAACCAATGCTTGTTTGTATTTCATTACAATTGTTTCTAATAATAAGATGATTCCCTTTCTATGGAAACGTTTACGAACAAGCAAATCCTTAGGTGTAAGATAGTAAAAATACATGATTTCAAATAAATTATTCGGCTTTGCATAATTAAAATTCTTTAATTTTTTATAATATACTGTTATTAATTCAAATGCTTCTTCAGGAGTAATATCTACAAGACTGTTTGGTGTCAAATTTAGTTGACCTTGTACATTAACTATTGTGTTTTGGAAAGCGATTGGCATTTTAATACCGTTCTCATTTTTGTTAAGAAATACATCCTCTATTAATGAATCCCTATCCTTAATCATTTTCTCAATATATTCTTTACATGTTTCTTTCGTAGATTCACGCTGTTTTCTTATTCTTGAAATAGTACCTTTTGTATATATGTCCTTTAAAACAGTTTTCTCATTATTTATACCTGCTATATCATAATAATTATAAATATCTTCTACTGTCATACTCGCCAATGGAATCTTTTGATTTTCTGTTTTTGTTGAGTCAAAATTATCATCTCCATATCTAAACTGAATAATCTTTCCAATGCTATTACGAACCGTCATATCGTACTCCACCTTAATATCCTCCAACCCCTTAATTAATCGCCGCTGAATATATCCTGTTTGGGATGTTTTTACAGCAGTATCAATTAAACCAATACGACCACCCATCGCATGAAAGAATAACTCTGGAGCAGTTAAACCCGATATATAAGAATTCTCAATAAATCCACGAGCACCTGGAGTGTCATCAAATTTACTGAAATGAGGTAATGTACGGTTGTCAAAACCATATGGGATACGCTTACCATCTACATTGGTTTGACCCAAACAAGATATCATTTGAGAAATATTAATTAGCGAACCCTTTGAACCAGAGTTAACAATCATCAAGAAACGATTGTTTTTACTCAAAGATTTACGACCAATCTTACCTGCTTGTTCTGTTGCTTTATTTAACACATTATTAATACTTGTTTCAAACTCGCTAATATTTGTGGTTGACGTGTTGTTTTCAAATATACCTAAGTGTACCTTTTCTATGATTGATTGCACTTCTTGTTTTTGTGTCAATATTGCATGTATAATACTATCTTGGGTTTTACGGTCAGCTATCAAATCACTAATACCTACACTGAATGAACTCGACTTCATGTATTCAGTTATTATATTTTGCATATCATCAATATACTCACTTGCACGCATATTTCCATAATCATTACATATACGGTGAATTATACCCTTCGTAGTTGAACCCAACACAGACTTCTCCATTTGACCACGAATATATTCACCATTACGAATCTCTAATACATTGTTTGAATCGTCATATTCTTCATCTTCATCATACAAATCTGTTTTATATTTTAATGTTACTGGTGGTAATATTTGGGATAAAATATCAAAATTACTTATTTTGTCACCATTTTCACGCAACTTATCCATATTTACATTCGGCGATAACATCAATAAATTCATCGCTTCACGGGGTGTAAAGTTAATATTTGGTCGGGTAAAACGATATGACCCCAACATTGAATCTTGGAATATACCAATGATTGGCGAATTCTTTGCTGGACTTATCATTTGATATGGGATTGCTGCTAAATTTTTTAATTCGGTTTCTGCCAACACACTTTGTGGCATATGCATATTCATTTCATCTCCATCAAACACAACCACTGCATATATGCAGTGGTATAATCCCTAAGGTTTCCCAGAGGGGTGGACTGTATCTTAAGCAAACTTGGGATGATTAATCCTTCATCGTTCACCCACACCCGTTCAGTCTCTGAACGCCTGTCGTATCCTATCATAACGGACTTAGACAGTAACGCTGCTGATTATCCAATCCTTAACATTATGACCATTGGTTTCGGTAATTAACCGAGTTCCCCTTATAATGTTTCCATTACAGGGTGGTAGTTAAGGCTCTCAGGACGTTCCAGCATCAAGGTGTGTCGCATATAAATTTTTAAATTCTTCAGGCATTATTATATTTTTATGTGTGTGATACTCTTCTAATTTCTTTAAATGTTTATCTATTTGTGTAGTGTCAATACGATTGTTCTTTTTTAAATTTTCTGTAGCAGAAAGAGGCATTGTATTTCTCCAATTAAAAGCTAACAGTTGTTCATCTTCTATTGATAAATCAAAACGTGATAGGGGGATAACATGATCAATATGCCAAACTGGTCCATAATTATCTAAATTGTAATTAATATCATACGACATTATCCAATCTAAATAATCATTGGTTGATGATCCTAAATATTCAATATGGCTTTTAGCTTTATGACCTTTCAAACAATTATATATTCTGGTTCTTACATATCGTTTGAACTTTTCTTTAGGTTCATCCCTTTCACAGTCTCTGCATTTTTGACGATTATATCTAAATCTATCTTTATGTTTTATTTCAAAACAATACCTACATTCTTTGTTATCAATTCCAATAATTTCTTGTTCTTTTTTTAATTTCTCATCGCGTATTGCTTTTTTATTCTTTTTAAAAGTAGTTGCATCGTTTATACATTTTTGTCTAAGAGATTCATTATTCTTATAATTATCTCTTCTTTGGTTATTTGCACAAACTTTGCAGCATTGTTGCCTATATTTACCTTTAAGACGAAACTCGCTCTCTACTTTTTCAATTGAACACTTATTGCAACGTTTTTTGACACTACTTGGTTTTGTATCACACATATCTTTTATATTAAGATTTTTTATTTATGTTATTTTGCCTTATTAATTTCAATTTTATACACTAGGGGGTAGCAACCTTTTCAGTCCCCCTGTTGCCGACCTCAATGGGAGAAGTTGATCGGCATTGTATGGTTTGGTATCGCCAACATTCATACGAAACGTGTCACCACGCTTCATAATTTTGACGATATGACACATCATACTCATTCTATGTAAACTTGGTTGTCTGTTGAACAAAACAGCATCACCATCCATCATATGACGATGAACAATATCACCATTTTCTAAACGAATAGAACCAGTATCAACATATCGTAGAGAAATATTTTCCCCACTTTTACGTTCCAATATTTTTGCACCAGGTTCTCCATTTGAACCACCATCTGGACCATTTTGTATTAATTTCATAAGAAAGTCACGATTTCTGTCATTTACAGTTACGGGTTTTGTTATATTTCTTGCTATTTTCAAAGGAACACCCAATTGACGAATTGATAAATTAGGGTCACCTGTAATGACCGAACGTGCACTAAAATCTACACGCTTACCCATTAAATTACCACGAATACGACCATTCTTACTATTTAATCTACCACTAATGCAATTTAACGGACGACCAGAACGCTGTGCCATTGGGTCTGCACCCTTTACCTTATTGTTTGCAATCATTGCTACAAAATATTGTAATATTCCAGATAATACTTCTATCACCTTTGTGGCTGCATTGTTTGCTATCTTGTCACGCAAATCATTGTTTGTTTTAATTATATTACTATAGATATGTGTTAAATCATCTTCACTACGTTGCTGAGCATCATGCTTTACGGATGGACGAACCGCTGGAGGAGGAACTGGTAATACTTGACAAATCATCCACTCTGGACGTGACCATACTGGACTAAAACCCATAAAATTTACATCTTCATCGCATATACGCTTAAAGATTTTTATCAACATTTCAGGAGTTAGTCTTAATACTACCTTCTCAGTATTTCCATCAGCTGTCGCCATCTTTTCCCAAATCGCTTGTATTGTAGACATACCCTCTACTTGAACTTTATCTGGTTGCTTATATCCACAACCATCCTCAGTACAATCGCCACATCTCTTTACATTCGCAGCAAGATTTGTTACATAATGCCACCTTTCTGACTGAGACATATTCAATACATGTTTATGTAGATTTTTATTGATTTTTAACTTACTGCATTTAAAGCATACGCATTTACAGATTTTCATTATTTCTTTTAAATGTTGAATAAATAATACAGGACGAGCTAATTCTATATGACCAAAATATCCAGGCGTGTCAATATAAGTATATCCATCAGTTGGACATATTAGTCCAGGTTCAAGAACCCCCATTCGGGGGTCAAATAATCCACCAACAACAGGTTTATTGTTAATATAAGTATCACGGGATGTCACTTCTACCACCGAATTTTTACGGATTTCTTCTGGAGATAGTATACTAAATTGTACCCCAATAATCTTTGAAGATGGTTTAAAGTTATCCATATTTGTGTTTTGGATATGCATTAAATTATATAACCTATATATTAATATGTTTATATAATTTTGAGTATTCAATAATCAATTTTTTAACAGTAACTATATTACTCATCAAATTTATATTTCTTTCTATATTCTTTCATTCCTCCACTATATTCATTTATATTAACAAAACCTTTTTTCATTAACTCTTTTATTGTTAATTCCGCTGCATTACATTTATCATGAGCACAATATACTATTATTGGTACTTCATTTATTTTTACCTTTTTATTTTTTATATATGTATTTAGTTTTGGATAATGGGTTCTCACTACTTCTCCAAACCACTTTTCTAATTCTATTATTGACAGGTTTGATACATCTTTATTAAATAAATTAAATGTTTTTGGTATATGGTCTTTTCCATAATATTCACAGGGTAATGCATTTATTATTACTGTTAAATCTTCTTTTTTTTCTTTCATAAATTTTTCCAAACTATATTTACATATTACTATTTTTGTGTAAATTTGATCATTCCATTTTCCATTGTTCTCTACTACAAAATGTAAATGTCTAACAAATGTATTATCTTTTTTATCACTCTTTTGTTTTGCTTTATATAACTGAGGACAAGCCAATCTTATTCTTACTACTCCGTTGTCGTTTGATTTTATTACACCACTGTTCTCAAACTTATTATAGGCTGTCTTTGCATCTTTTATTATTGGACTACTATCATTTTTCTCATCGGCTGCCCAGTATAATATTTTTTTATTACTCAACTTCTCACCTAACTCTAATTTCATTTCAACATTACTAAAATCTGGATTCTTTAACGTCATACTATGATTGTTTATAAATTCACGAACAAAATCTTTCTCTTCTAACCATTCGGGCTTTAATGACTCTTTTGATTTTACTACCTTTTCTACATCAAAATCTAAACAACTCGCACAAACTCCTTTTTTCATAATAATATAACTTATTATTATAAATTATTATTTACTTTATATCTTTGATACCAAATGTTTTAAACATCTATTACACGATTCAAGAGAACCTTCTACCCAACTTTGAGTTAAACTATAATTTTCACCACAAATATATAAATTTTTACAAGGGGTTGTTATTTGATTTGCTACCTTATTACTATCTATTCCTTTATTCCAATATCCTACCCCACAATCCCAATTAAATACCCATACCTTTTCTGGTGCATTTATTTCCTTTTTAAATGTTAATTTTACGTTTTTCACTATTGCATCTTTAACTTCTTTTTTAGTTTTCATACTATTCCAATATTTCGTGTATTCGTCATCTGTATATGATATCATTATTA